CGGCGCAGCGGACGGCACAACCGCTGCGCCGGGGCGACCCACCCGCATCCGACCTCGAGGAGACCCCGATGGCGAAGAACGACGACCAGGCACGCCGCGAAGCGAAGGCGAAGGCCGCAGCTGCAGACGCCGCCGGCAAGAACATTCCTGCGCCGCCGAAGCCGCCCGCCAAGAAGAAGAAGTAACCGGTGGGCAACTACGTCGCCCTGTCCGAGCTGAAGGACGCCCTCGGGATCACCGGGTCGTCGGACGACACGTTCCTGAACCTCGCCATCGACTCCGCGGAAGCGGCGATCGACGACCTGTGCGGCCGCAAGTTCACCGCCGACGGGTCGGCGTCGGCCCGCACCTACAGGGCGCAGGCGTACCTGGCGGTCACCGACGACATCTCGACGACGACCGGCCTCGTCATCAAAACCGACACGTCCGGCGACGGCACCTACGACACGACCTGGGCGGCCTCTGATTACCAGCTGGAGCCGCTCAACGACCTCGCCAAGGGTCGAAGCGTGAACACGATCCGCGCCGTCGGCTCCGAGGTGTTCCCCGTGTACGGCGACGGCCTGACCGGCGTCGAGGTGACCGCGAAGTGGGGGTGGCCGTCGGTGCCGAACCCCATCAAGCAGGCGACGTTGATGCTGTCGAGTCGCCTGTTCGGCCGCAAGGCGAGCCCGATGGGGGTGATCGGCGTCGGAGACTTCGGCCCGGTCCGCATCTCCCGCTCCGACCCGGACATCGCGCACCTGCTGATGGACTACCGCCGGCCCGGCATCGCCTGACGATGGCCGACTACTCGGCGATCCGCAGCGGCCTCAAGACGCGGCTGGCGACCAGCTCGACGTTCATCCAGGTAGCCGCGACGGTGCCGGACACCGTGTCGACACCGTGCGCGATCGTGCAGCCCGGTTCGCCGGTCGCCGACTACGACCTCGCGTTCAACAACGGCCTCGAGCGGTTCGTGTTCAAGGTGACGGTGCTGGCGCAACGCTTCGACGAGGCGGCGAACCAGACGCTGCTCGACGGTTTCCTGTCCGGTTCAGGGTCGATTCGCGCCCTCATCGACGGCGACCTAACCCTCGGAGGGAACTGCAAGACCTGCCAGGTCGTGTCTGCGGACACCTACGGCCTCGTCGACATCAACGACACCCCGTTCCTGGGGTGCGACTACACCGTGGAGGTGTTCGCCTGATGGCAACCAAGAAGAACGAATACACCGTCGTGGGCAACCACGCGGTCCTCGGCCACGAGCCGGGCACGACCTTCTCGGCCGCATTGTCGGCGGAGCAGGAGCAGCAGCTGATCGACGGCGGCCACCTGGTCGCCGGCAAGCGCCCACAGGAGGGCTAACCCATGGCAGAGCTCATCGGCGGCGCAAGCGCCGTCGTCACTATCAACAGCGTCGACCTGTCCGACCACATCACGTCGGCGTCGCTCGAACAGAACTACGACGACGTGGACACGACCGCGTTCGGCGACTCGGTCCGCACCCGCATCGCCGGCCTCGGCGACGCGACCCTGAACATCACGTTCAACCAGGACTACGCCTCGTCGGAGGTCGACGCGACGCTGAACGGCCTTGTCGGCACCACCACGGCGTTCACGTTCAAGCCGACCGACGCGGCCACGTCGGCGACGAACCCGTCGTACAACGGCACCGTCCTCGTCACCCAGTACACCCCGGTGGCCGGCGAGGTCGGCACCCTGGCGACGTTCTCGTGCTCGTGGCCGGTGACCGGCGCGCTCACCCGCGCAACGAGCTGACCCGAGAGGGGGGCCACGATGAAGAACAGCATGAAGATCCGGCTACGCGTCGTCCACGACGGAGCGGAACGGACACTCGTCGCCGGACCGAAGGCCATCTACAACTTCGAGACCAGCGGTGCCGGAGTCAGCATCGGACAGGCCCTCGCCGAAGTCAGGGTCGAACACTGGGCACGGCTCGCCTACCAGGCGGCCCTCGTCGAAGCCCAGCGAGGCGACGGCCCACCCGTCAAACCGTTCGACGCATGGATCGACGGCCTCGAGGACATCGAGGTGCTGGCCGCCGAGGACGACCCGGTCCCTTTGGATGGGACTCCCTGACCGTTCAGATAGCCGCCCTCGCGGTACGGACAGGGATTTCCCCGATGGCGCTTCTCGACGCCGACGCGGAGCTGCTCGACGCGATGTTCAGGGTCCTCGAGTACCAGAACGACGAGCAGGCCAAGCAGATCGAGCAGGCGAAAAGGAGGCGGTGAACATGGCGAAGCGGCCGACGCTGAACAAGACGACCAGCGCCGACGCCGTCCAGCTCTACGGCTTCGACGAGTTCCAACGGGCCCTTCGTCATGCCGGCAAGGACACCCGCCGGGCCATCCGGCAGGGCAACAAGGAGATCGCCGACCAGGTCGTGAAGCGGATGCGGCACCGCGCCCGCATCGTCTGGAACGCCGAACAGTACGAAACGATCGTCCCGTCGATCCGCGCCGTCCAGGGCACCGTCCCGAAGGTGAAGGCCGGCGGCCCCCGTAAGGCGAGGGTGTCGACGCGGCTCCCATCCGGCCGGCGACGCCGGGAACGGCCCGCAGCCGGCGACGTGTTCTTCGGTGCAGAGTTCGGCGGCCGAAACACCAAAGAGACCATGCAGTTTCCGCACCCGCGGAAAGGCGGCTACGTCATGTTCCCGACGATCCGGTCGATGCACGGCTACATCAAGAAGGAATACACGCGCCGCATCGAGGACGTGTTGAAGAAGTTGGGCGACTAATGGCATCAGCGGTCAGGACGCTCACAGCAAACTTCGTCGGACGAACCGACAACCTCGAGAAGGCGTACAAGCGCGTCTCGAAGGGGTCCGCGCTCATGTCGGACCGCATCCAGGGGGCGACACGTCGCGCCGGGATGGCTTTCGGCATCATCGGCGGCGCAGCGATCGGCGCAGCTGCAGCGCTGAAGCCGATGATCGACCAGGCCGCGTCGGTTCAGGAATCCCTGTCGAAGAACACCGTCGTGTTTGGCGAAAGCGCCGCCGCCGTCGAAAAGTTCGCGGACACGTCGCTGCAGTCGTTCGGCGTCACGCACCGCGCCGCCCTCGAGGCGACCGGCGTCATCGGCACCCTCGGTAAGGCGATGGGGATGGCCGAAGCCGATTCGGCCGAGATGGCGACCACCCTCGTCGGCCTCGCCGGCGACATGTCGTCGTTCAACGACGCCTCGGTCGAGGAGACTTTGACTGCCATCCAGGCCGGTCTCCGCGGCGAATCCGAGCCGCTGCGCCGCTTCGGCGTTCTCCTCGACGCCGCCACCCTCAAGTCGAAGGCCCTCGCCGAGGGGATCATCACCAACACGAAGGAGGCGCTGACCCCGCAGCAGAAGGCGCTCGCCGCCTACCAGGTGATCCTCGAGCAGGCCGCCGTCCAGATGGGCGACTTCGAGCGAACGTCGGATTCGGCGACAAACCAGCAGAAGCTGTTCGCAGGGTCGCTGGACCGGATACGCACCGAGATCGGCGACATGCTGCTGCCAGCGTTCACCGCGGTCGTGGCCTACCTGAACGAGAACCTGATCCCGGCGCTGTCCGGTTTCGCCGACGATGTCAGAAAAGACGGCCTGTTCGAGGCTGCGTTCAGCAACCTCGGCGAAATGCTCGGCGACGCGTTGCGCGGCGGCGCGGAAGAATCGCTGGGCAAGTGGAAGGTCGACGAAAAATGGTGGACCACCAACCTCTACTCCTGGGTTCAGGAGAAGATCCTGAAGGCCACGGCGCTCGTCGCCGAAGGTGCCGGGCTAATCCAGTTCCCGCATCAACCCGGCGGCGGTCCACCGCAGCACACACCGACCGGCGACCCCGGCACGGGGCCTGTCGGCGTCGGTGCCGGCGGTTCGGCCATCAACCGGCACCCGGCCGCCGCAGCAGCCGCCGCAGCTGCCGGAGCAGCAGCAGCGGCAGCCGTCGAAGCCGTCACGACGCCCGCTAGGCAACACCCAGCCGCCGCGGCTGCGGCAGCTGCGAACGCGGCAGCCGCCGCCAGTCCAACGCCCGCGCCCGCTCGGCAGCATCCAGCAGCCGCTGCGGCCCGCGCGGCCCGCGACCCCGAGCTCGACCGGTTCCTCGAGGTCGTCGGCACCCCCGACTGGAACGCGTTTATCGCGGCGCAGGCACAAGGAGGCCCCCCGAACACCCAGGTCACCGTCAACGTGTCCGGCGTCGTGTCCGGCAACGAGGTGCTGGAAGCCCTCGCCGGCCACGTCGACCTGAACGGGCCGCTGCCCGCCGAATGGACGCAGTAACACGATGGCTTCGCCGACGTTCGTTGTCCACATCAAGCTCGACGGGTCGTTCCGCGATGTCGCCGCCGACACGAAAAGCATCAACATCGACGTAGGCCGCGAACGCGTCCTCGACGCCTTCGCGGCCGGCACCTGCCGCATCGCGCTCAACAACCAGGACGGCAAGTACGGGCCGCTGTCGGGCGGCACCTACTCGGACTCCCAATGGATCAACGCCGAGGTCCGCGTCCTGGTGTACCTGAACAGCGCCGCCCAGCCGACGCCGCTGTTCCGAGGCTTCTGCGACGACATCGACGTGACCTACCCCGACAAGTTCGATTCCGTCCTGATCGTGAAGGCGTCCGACGGCCTGTCGAAGCTGTCCCGCACCGAACTCTCCGACGAACTCAACGGTGCCACCGGCAATGCGACGTTCGCCGAGGAGGTCGGATCGACCAGGTTCACGAACGTCCTCGACAACGCCCAGGTGAACTACCCCGACGAGTCGTCGCCGCTGGACCGTTCCGTCGACACGTCGACGATCACGATGGCCGCGCAAACCGTCGCCAACATGAACACGATGACGTACCTGACGAAGCTCGCGCAGTCCGAGGACGGCGCGATCTACTGCCGGCACGGCATCCCAGGCGGCGGTGCCGCATCGGCAGCGCAACGCGGAAACGTCCTCACCTACAAGAAGCGGTACTCCTCGTCGACGGCGACCGGCCTGACGTTCGGCGACGCTTCGACGACGACGGCGACCCCGCCGATGACGAGCCTGCAGACCTCGTTCGGACAGGAGCTGCTCTACACGCGCGGCATCTACGCCGGGTCGACAGGCAACGACCAGGAGTACGAAGAGAACGTCTTCGGCACCCCCGCCTACGGCATCCGCACCATCGTGCGCCGCAACCTGCTGAACCTGAACGACACCGACGTGAAGGAAGCCGCCACCAACTTCGTCGCCCTCCACTCGACACCCGTCCTCCGAGTGAAGAACATGACGTGCAAGCCGCGGTCGATGACCGAAGCGCAAGCCGAGAAGGTCGCCAAGCTCGGCGTCTGGGACGGCTTCTCGGTGCGGTTCCGTCCCGCCGGCGCGTCCGCGGACCTCCTCGAGGTCGTCCGCTGCGAAGGCGTCCGGCACGACATCACCCCGAAGGACTGGACGATGCGCGTGTCCACGTCCGGTTCCGGCGCTTCGCAGTTCCTCATCCTCGACAACGAGATCGACGGAATCCTCGACCAGAACAAGCTCGCCCCGTAAGGAGTCCCCATGCCCAGTCCAGCCGGTTATAAGAGCTTCTCAGCCGGCGCGGTGCTGACCGCCTCCGCAGATGTCCAGCAGCACCTGATGGACCAGGTCGTCTGCGTCTTCGCGGACGCGTCGGCCCGCTCGACCGCCATCTCCAGCCCTGCCGAAGGGCAGATGTCGTACCTGAAGGACACGAACAAGGTCTACGCCTACGACGGGTCGGCATGGACCGAAATCGGAGGCTCCGACCCCGACACCGCCAACAACATCATCGCTATTCAACTTTTCGCCTAGGAGAACACCGTGGCCACCTACTCGAAGCAGCTTCTGTCCGGTTCAACAAACGGCAAGGCCATCAAGGTCGCAGCCACATCGACGGCCGGCACCACCATCCACACCGCCGTGTCCGGCACCACCGACATCGACGAGGTGTGGCTGTACGCCGTCAACTCATCGACTTCCGACGTGAAACTCACCATCGAGTGGGGCGAAGCAACCGCACCGGACGGCAACATCGAGCAGACCGTTACCGCCGAGTCCGGCCTCATGTTGATCGCCCCCGGCCTGCTCCTGCAAAACGGCCTGGTCGTCAAAGCGTTCGCCGCGACCACGAACGTCATCTGCATCCACGGCTACGTCAACCGGATCGACGCGTGAGCCTTCGCTACGGGGCACGCACCCGACCCGCGTCCCTGGTGACGTCCTGGCTCAACAACCTCGACGGCACGACGCCGCACGGCCCCGCCGGGTACTTCTGCGGCGGCGGCGCGTACACAACCGTCGACCGGTTCGCGTTCCCATCAGACTCGCGCACCACCCTCAGCAACGGATTGCCGGCGAACTCTGACGAGGCGGGCGGCATGGCGAACTCTGGGACCGCCGGCTACGTCGGTGGAGGAAACGAATCGTCAGCCGTCACCACGGTTCTCAAACTGTTGTTCTCCGACGACTCCATCTCCACGCTAAGCACCGGCCTCTCCGTCGCACGGTGGGGAGTCGCCGGCATGGCGAACTCTGGAACCGCCGGCTACTTCGGCGGCGGCAACACCTCTGGAACGACGGTCGACAAGTTCGACTTCTCCGACGACTCGCGCACCACGCTCGGCACCGGCCTCTCGATTGCGCGACGGCAGCTCGCCGGCATGGCGAACTCAGGCACAGCCGGCTACTTCGCAGGCGGCTACGCGCCGAACCG